CGGGATCTATCGAAATTGCAGATCCATCTAAAATTAAATTGTTATCTCAACATGATATGAAAAAGCCTGTTGGTCGTATGGTTGCATCTGAGGTGCGCGAGGATGGCATCTATGCCACCTTTAAACTCTCACGCAGCCAGGCTGGTACAGATGCGCTAATCATGGCAAGTGAAAATTTGGTTTCTGGCTTGAGTATTGGTGCAGAGATTATCTCATCAAAGCCATCACGCAACGGTCACACAGTCGTTACGGCTGCAAAGTTAAAAGAAGTTTCCCTAGTTACTGAACCAGCCTTCAAGTCTGCTGAAGTTCTAGAGATCGCAGCGGAAGCGGCACCAGCCGAAGCCGTAGAACCAACCCTACCTACAGAAAGCGAGACTGAAGTGGAAAACACACCTACAGTTGAAGCAACACCAGTAGAGGCTGCGGCTGTAGAAGCCGCTGCACCTACAATTAAGGCGATGGCGTACACAGCGCCACGCATCGACACAAACCCAGCAGTTTTCCTAGAAAACTCAATTCGCGCACAGCTAGGAGACGAGTCAGCTCGTCAATACCTCGCAGCAGCATCAGATACAACAACAACCGAAGTAGCGGGTCTTGTGCCAACTCGCCAGTTGACAGAAATCATCAACAACAAGTCAACAGCGGGTCGTCCGAGCATTGATGCGATTTCGACAGGGACGCTTCCTGACGCTGGCTTCAAGTTCCAGATCCCGCGCGTAAAAGCGGTTCCTACTGTTGCAGCAGCGGCAGAAAAAGGTGCATTCTCAGACACTCAGGTTGAGATCGAATACCTAGATGTGACAGTTGCCAAGTATGCGGGAATGCAATTATTCGATGTTGAGGTTCTTGACAGAACTTCTCCTGCGTTCTTTGCTGAACTGCAAAGCCTCATGGCTGATGCTTACGCGAAGGCAACAAATGTTGCAGTACGCACAGCGATCCAAACTGGCGCAACAGCAGACGGAACAACAATTACACTTCCTTGGGATGGCGCTGAAATGGCTGGCTTCATTGCTCGCGCATCAGATTCTATCTACACGAACACACTTCGCTTTGCAACAGGCGTAATTGTTTCACCTACACAATGGTCAAACATCATGGGAATGGTCGATTCTTCAAACCGTCCTTTATTCATCGCATCTCAGCCACAAAACGCAGCGGGCAATGTTTCACAGAGCCTACGCGGATCGTTGCTAGGACTCGATCTCTATGTCGATTACTCACTAACAGGCGCAGCAGATGGATCTATCGTAGTTGTTAACCGTGAATCATTCACATGGTACGAATCTCCACGCCTACAACTTCGTGCAGACAAGGTCGGCACAGGTCAGGTTGAGGTTGGATACTACGGATACGGCGCTATCGCTACTAAGGTTCCATCAGCAGGCGGCGCGTTCAAGTTCAATGTCGCTTAATTAAGTAACACCTAAGTCGCTGGCGGGGTAGTGCCCTTCTACCCCGCCAGTCTTTAGAAAGGAGATCAAAATGTCGTACACGACCGTCGCAGAATTACGCACAGCGCTTGGAGTGGGTACCCTGTATCCAGATGCCACGCTTCAGTCCGTATGTGATGCCGCTGATAACGCGTTGATTCCTTTTCTATGGAAAAACGAACAGCCTATTGTTGCTCATGGCAACACTGGCACAGTTGGAACTCTTTACTTTAACACTCCTATTGAAGATGTATTTTATGTCGGACAGTCAGTAACAATTAGCAACGCTGGAACAAAATACAACGGTACTAAAACAATTACTGCGGTTGATAAATACTCCTTTGATATTACTACGACTCACACATCTGATAATCCTCGCCATACTGTCGCGCCTTATGGCACAGCAGCCGCTGAGACTTATATCGACTACTCAACGATTCCTGCGATCCAGGAAGCAAGCTTAATGATCGCTATCTCGATCTGGGGCAGCCGTCAGTCAAACTCTGGCTCAGCAATGGCACCTGATGGAACTATGACTCAGATGTACGCAATGTCTAATCAGCTCATCGGCAGAATCCGTGGGTTGCTTGCACCTTACATCGATCCCCGCAGCATGGTTGGATAACCATGACCGCAGCCATATCAACCCTTCGCGGCACTATTGCCACGGCACTTGTAGATAATTCACTCTGGTCGGTTTTCTCATTCCCGCCCGCTACCCCTATCGCAAACAGCGTAGTAATCAGCCCTGCGGATCCTTATGTAACTCCGACTAACAATGGTCGCAATACTGTCGCGCCACTTGCTAACTTTCTTATTCACATCTTTGTGCCCTTGCTCGATAACGAGGGCAACCTAAATGGAATTGAGGAAATGCTAGTTGCAGTGTTTAACAAACTGGCAGCATCCTCGATCGTCTATAATGTGGGAGATGTGAGCGCGCCTAGCGTTCTCAATGCTACATCGGGCGATCTACTGACTTGCTCCCTGCAGGTCTCAGTCCTAACGAGTTGGAGTTAAATATGACCATCACTGAATGGGAAAAAGAAAACGAAGCGTTCCTGATCAAGATAGGTCAGATCGCTCCAGCAGCACCTAAACCAGCAACCAAGAAAGATGAGGAATAAACCAAATGGCAGTATATCTAAGCAATGGTGTGGTTCTAACTGTTAATGCGGTTGATCTATCATCACTCGTATCATCAGTAACTATCAACCGTTCATTCGATGAACTAGAAGTGACAGCAATGGGCGATAGCGGGCACAAGTTCGTTAAAGGCTTGGAAGCATCATCTATCACTATCGACTTCTTTAACGATGAAGCAACTTCTAAGACACTTCAGACATTGAACTCAGTCTGGGGAACAAGCACAACCGTTACAGTCAAGCAGACTTCAGGCGCTACAGCAGCGACTAACCCGCTTTACACGATGTCTTGCTTGGTCAACAACATCACACCTATTAACGGTGATGTCTCAAGCCTTAGTACACAGAGTGTGACTTGGAATGTTAACGGTACTATCGCAGTAACAACAGCGTAATAATTAACTAAGGGGCAAATAATGGCAAAACTAAAGGTAACAAGGGCAGATGGAAGCGTTAACGAGTACCAGATCACACCAGCGATCGAGTACGCGTTTGAGCAATACGCAAAGAAGGGCTTCCATAAAGCCTTTAGAGATGATGAAAAGCAGAGCGATGTTTATTGGCTTTGCTGGGAATCTATTCGTCGGTCGGGTGAAACCGTTAAACCCTTCGGAGAATCATTCCTCGAAACCCTGGCGCGAGTCGAGGTTCTCGATGATGACCCTTTGGAGTAACGCGGGAGTCCTTCACCTATCTCGTAGCGAGACTATCGCTTGAGACAGGACTCTCGCCCCAAACTTTAATAGCACTAGATCACACGATGTTTAAGACTTTATTACAAGCCTTAAACGACAGAGCAAAGGAGCAAGCGGATGCCAACAGAAGTAAAAGGCGCAGATAAACTCCGCAAAGCCCTAAAACAATATGAGCCTGATCTAGCCAAGGAAACAACTAAAGAACTTGGAAACTTGCTAAAGCCCATCGCAACTAAGGCTCGCGGCTATATGCCAGCCGAGTCTCCGTTAAGCGGTTGGGCTGCTAGATCTTTTAACGAAGGTCGCTTTCCAACATATAACCCATCGATCGCCAAGCGTGGCATTACATACAAGACTTCACCGAGCCGACCTAACAGTCGTGGTTGGCGTTCGCTTGTATCTTTGCTCAACAAGTCTGCTGCTGGTGCTATCTATGAAACCGCAGGGCGCAAGAACCCTGGCGGTAACTTCTCACCTCGATTAGGTGGAGATCCCAAAGGTACGGGCAAGATGGAAGGGCGCGGTATCTTTCGCGCCTGGAATGAGGATCAGGGTAGAACTCAGGGCGCTGTTATTAAAGCCCTAGAGGGTGCAGCCGCTAAGTTTAATGCTAAGACAGGTAAATATAACTGATGGCAACTAATGTAAAAGTAGATATTGCAGCGGAGTTCGTAGGTAAGAAAGCCTTTAACGATGCGGTCAAGTCAACCATTGGACTTAACTCTCAGGTTAAGACCCTAGCTAAATCCTATGTAGGTTTATTTACCGTTCAGCGTTTAGGTCGCGCTGGCTTCAATGCCGCTAAAGCCTTTGCTGAGGATGATAAAGCCGCCCGACTATTAACCCAGTCATTAGATAACTTGGGTCTAG